AAAAAAAAATATTAAAAAAAAAAAAAAAAAAAAATAAAAAAAAAAAAAAAAAAAAAAAAAAAAAAAAAAAAAAAAAAAAAAAAAAAAAAAAAAAAAAAAAAAACATAAAAAAAAAAAAGGAAACAAATATATAAAAAAAAATCAAAAAAAAAGAAGAGAAAATATAACAAGAAAAAAACAAAGAAAAAAAATTAATTACAATTATTTGAAATTCTACATTTCTCTCTTTTACATATAAATTTATGTAAATCAATTGGTATTCCGTTTATTTTTTTATTACCATTGTTATCTACTTTATCTTTTGATAAATCTATTAATTCAAAAGTAATATTTTTACTCTGTTCAATAAATCTCTTATTTTGATTATTTAAAAAATCTTTTAATAATAAATTCCACAATACAATATCTTGGTTTATTTGATTAATATTTTCTTGGTCCATAATTGATTTTTTATATTTTTCTAAAGTAAAAAATAAATATTTAATATTTTTATATTTATCAGGATATTTTAAATTTTCGGTAATATTATAAAATGGAAAAAATTCATTTAATTTTATTATTTTTTCCTTAAATATCTTTTCCTTAATATTTTTTGGAATTATATAATCTTTTGTTTTTATTTCAGGGTCACCCTCTTTAAATGTTTTTCGTTTTTTGTCTAATTCTTCTTTTTTATCATTTATATAATCCATTTTTATTTTTTGTATATCACCATAACCAAAACCAATTAAAAAAACAGAATTTGTTGAAATATTTTTATAAAAATTATCATTAAATTTATCTCCTAATTCTCCTATTTTTATATTTTTCGAACTATATTTTTCTATTTTTTCTATTTCAAATAATTTTTTATCCGTATTTTCGATTTCATCATTTAAAAAAATTTCACAGCCTTGTGTGTTAGCATTTATAATATCTTTTAATTCTTTTGTATCATAATTATATAAATATTTAATTAAATTATCGTTAAATAATTCTAAATCACCCACTAGATAATATATATTTTTTTTATTTATTTTATTCTCAAATAATTCTATTTTTTTATAAAAAAATAAATAAAATATATATATTATTAAGCTTACTAAAAATATTAATTGTATCATATAATATTATATTTTATTTTTTCAAAACCTTTTTTTTATTTATTTCCAAAACATTATTTGTTTTTTCATTTATATTTTGTTTTTGAAGGTAATAAATTAAATAATTTTTTAAATTTGCTAAAATATTTATAAATGTTGAATATTTTAAAGACAACACAAGATTTTCTTTATTAAATTTCATTGAATACCACCAATGGGGCGGTATGTATAAAATACTATCTTCTTCAAATTTAAAACTTAATTGTTTAATTTTTTTTATATTTTTTATATTATTTTTACTTGTATTCCAAATATTAATATCGGAAACAAATTCATAATTATCATAATCTTTATACTCATTTAGATAACTTGAAAATTTAGGTGGTATTAATTTAATTTCAACACTACCATTGGGAATATATAAAAAAAATCTTGAATTTAAATTATATTTCAAAGGTGTAAATGAGTTTTCAGAACCAGATAATAAATCAATATGTTTATTTAATGAAAAACTAGGTTCTAAAATTGAGCTCAAATAATTTATATTTTTTTCAAAAGATATTTCATTTACAAGTTCAATATTATTTTCTGTTATGTATATACCTTTTTTATCATTTTGAAATAATTTTTTTGCTTTACTAATGTTTAGTGGAAAATGTAATAATTTATTATTTTTGTTAGAAATTGTTATATTTCGAATGTTAAAATCAAAAATTTTATATTTATTTATAAAACTATTATATAAAAATTTTTTTTTATAAACATTATTATAATATTTAAATAATGTTGGTTGTTTTAAATTACAAATATCTTCAAAATTTTCTTTATTGTTAATTTGCGATGTTAATACTTCTAAATCATTATTCATTTTATATTCATATTGAATATGTAAATAAAAAAAAAGAACAATTATAAATATAAAAAAACCTAATAAATCAAACATATTTATGATAATTTAAAAAAATATTTTTAAAAATATTTTTTAACTTAAATATTGATTGATGCAATATAAAAACAACAATAAGATGTCATATTGTTTTCTTTTTCATCGTCTTCCGATTCTTCACCGTCATTATCTGAATCACTATCTTGAATATTATTTTTTATTTTTTCATCATTTAAATTATAAATTATCTTAAGTGGTAATTTCTCACTACAGTGAATGTTTATTTTATTATTTAATTTTGAAAAACTAGAAATATTATTTAAGAAATCAGCCGAAAATATCAAAGTAAAATCGGTTTCTTCTTCAACAGCATACGATTCAATATTTTCTTCATTTAATATAATTTTTGCTTTTCCCAATGTTCCATTTGTCTGCAATTCTACATTTTCTTCATTAAATGAAATATTAATATTTTCATTAAATATTAATAATTCTTTAATCAAATTAGAATAATCATCCGTATTCATTGTTAAATCTACTTGATATTCCATATTTGGAATATCCATTTTCTCCTGTTCAATTTGTATTTCAGATAATTCAAAAATTTTACTTATATTATTATTTCCATCGAAAATAACTTCCAATATATCAGAATCCATTGTTTCTCTTTTAAGCTCAATATTATGTCCGGATTTTAAACAATTTAAGATTTTAAAAAATGTTTCGCAATGTATTCCAAATTTGTTTTCTTCTTTTATATTATAAACGTTAAACCACTTTTTTTCTATTTTTATTTCAATTAACATTGCGTGTGTAACGTCCATTGTTTGAATATAAATACCATATTCTTTAAATTCAATAGTACATTCATTTGCTATATTTTTTAAATTTTTAAAAATAGTTTCAAATTGTGTGGTTTTTTTATTGTCTGATAGTTTAAGGTCCATTTTTAGTTTATTAATATTTATTTAATTTTAAATCAATTTATATTTTTTATAATTTTTTATTCTTTATTAGGTTTTATAACTTTATAATTTAACCAAGAAGGACGTTCTGTAGATGTTTTAATATCTTGTTTTCCACTCGAATTTTCAGATTCTTCATCTGTTTTTACTTTTTGTTCATCTACTTCAGTATTTTCATTTATATCTTGAGCTCCACCTTCATCTAATTCTTTTATATTATTAACTATTTTTTTTTCATCATTATTTTCTTCATTATTGTTTTCTTCATTATTGTTTTCTTCATCATTGTTTTCTTCATCATTGTTTTCTTCATCATTATTTTCTTCATCATTATTTTCTTCATTATCATCTTTGCTATCATCATTATTTTCTTCATCATTATTTCTTTGAATTGTTTTGTTTTGTTCAATATTACTTTGAAATTTTATAAGTAATAAATTTTGTTTTTTTATAGATTCTTCCATTTCTATCATTTTTAAATTAATATTATCACCATTAATTGTAAGTATATCTAAATTATTTTGCATTTCTTTTTCATTTTTTTTTAAACCTTTTATTGTAGTTCTTAAATTTTTTATGGTATTAATATACACAGTTGTACTTAATTTATTTGAAGTAAGATCTTCTATTTTTTCATTAATTTCAGAACTATCCATTAACAGCAATGTGTTTTTAATATTTTTTATTTCTTTTTTAAAATTATTAAATTCATTTCTAAATTCTGCTAAAATATTAATTTTTTTATCTATTAATTCTAAATCTTTTTTTGTTATACAATTATTTATTTTTTCAACATTTAAATTATTTAATTTTTCATCTAACAGATTTAATCTTTTTTCATGTATCATTGACACATTCCATAATACTTTTTTTTCTGATCCTTGTAAATTATTTAATTCCATTTAATTTATTTTTTTATTAAAAAAATAAAAATTTAACGAATTATCCAATCATATCCATTTTTATTTTTTTATAATAATTATAATCGATAATTTCAAAATCGTTTATATTATATTTTTCTATATCATCATATTTATTTTTAATTTTTAATTTTGGAAATGCTAATGGTTTTCTTTCTATTTGTTTTATTAATTGTTCTTCATGACTCTGATATATGTGTGCGTTTCCAATAAAATGAACAAATTCTTTTGGTTTTAAGTTACAATGCTTCGCTAAAATATAAGTTAAAAAACTATAAGATGCGATATTAAATGGAATACCTAAACCAACATCACCGCTTCTTTGATATAAGGAACACGATAATTCATCATTGTTATTAACATAAAACTGTGTTAATATATGACATGGAGGTAATGCCATTTGGTTTATTTGTTGTGGATTCCAAGATGACATTATTATTCTTCTAGAAAACTTTTCTTTAGGACATTTTAATTGATTAATTATATTTTGCAATTGATCAATGCCTAAATTTGGAAATTTATCAATACTATTATAATATGGGGCGTTAAATGACCTCCATTGATGCCCATATATTGGCCCAAGATCGTTTTCATTTAAATGGTGTAACCCTCTTGAATCTAAAAAATCTCTAGACGCATTTTTATCCCATATATGAACATTTTGATTATTTAATATCTTATTATCTGTTTCGCCTTTCATAAACCATAATAATTCCTTCAAACAAGTTTTCCACGCCATTTTTTTTGTTGTTAATAGTGGAATTTGATTTTCTAAATTAAATCTCATTGTTGTACCAAAAATACTTTTTGTATATCCATTTCTACCATTTATAATTTCTCCGTTTTTTATTATATTTTTTAACAAATTTAAATATTGAATTTCTTGATTCACGATTTTATTCATTAATATATTTATATTTTTTTGTTTTTAATTTCTTTATATAAAATATATGGAACTTGAAGGAGAAAATATATTATTAAATAGTGGCGGCGGAGAAACAAAAGGATTAATTAAACATATTTTTAATTTTGACGAAAAATCTAAAAATATTTTACTAAATTCATTACAATATTTAATTATTCTATTTGTTCCTCTAAAATTAATAAATGATTTACTTGATTATTTATTTGAAAATCAGGAATATTCTAATAGAAATACCCTTGTAATTTTATTAGAATCTTTAGTTGAAATAATGATTACAGTTATTCTAATATTTATTATACATAGATTTATAACATATATACCTACATACAGCAACACACCTTATGAAAATATTAATTTAGTACATATTGCTATTATGGTAGCATTTTATAAAGTTCATACAAATGAAAGATTTAAAACTAAAATTAACTTTTTAATTGGTAAATTTAATGAAGAAATCTCACCAAAAGATAAAAAAATAGAAAAAATATACAATCCTTTAAAAAAGGTAATGCCTTCAAATTTAAATAATACACCAACGCATATTCCTAGTCAAGCAGACAATTTAAATAGAATAAATCCGAATTTAAGAAGTTTAGAACATCAAGCAATTGAACAATCAAACAATTTAAGTAATAATAATGATTTATCGCTTGGTTTACTTCCACAAAATAATCCAAATTATACACAAAACCATATTAATAATTTAGAAGGTTTATCATTTGAACCAGAAGCAGCAAATAATGGTAATGGTGGTTTTTCATCTTGGTAATTTTTATATTTATATATTATATAAATGTTTGGAGGAGAAGCAATTGCAGCGGGTGGTTTTGGATGCGTATTTAAACCAGCTTTAAAATGTAAAAATTCAAATAAAAAATTTAAAGGTGTTAGTAAACTTATGTTTAATAGACACGTTGAAAGTGAATTTAATGAAATTAACACAAATAATAATATTTTAAAAAAAATAAAAAATAATAAAAAATATTTTATATCAAACGCAAAAAAATGCAAATTAGATCATTTAAATAACGATGATTTAATAAATTTTAATAAAAAATGTAAGAATCTTGTAAAAAAGGGTTACACATCAGATAATATAAATTATAATTTAAACAAATTGGGTATTCTACAATTAGAAGATGGTGGAAAAGATTTGAACTTTTATTTAGAAAATAATTTAAATTACATGGATTATATTAAGATTAATAAATCTTTAATTAAATTATTTAAATATGGTATTTTAAAAATGAATAAATATAAATTATATCATTTTGATATCAAAGCATCCAATGTTTTATATAAAGATGGTCATTCCAAATTAATTGATTGGGGGTTATCGGGAATTCAAAAAAAAAATGAAATCCCTCATGCTACATTACACAGACCTTTTCAATTTAATTCACCTTTTTCAAACATTTTATTTAGTGATGATTTTTACAATTGGTATTCCAAACAAATAAAAAATAATAAACCCTTTATTGAAATTGCAAATGAATGGGTTATTAAAAATAACAATGAAAGAGGAAAAGGACATTTAGCATATATAAATGATATAATAAATGATTTATATAATGAAAAAATATTTTTAAAAATTAAAAATAAATATCCTACTTTAATTAAAAAATATAATTATAATTATTTAATTATATTAAATTATATCGCAAAAATTTTTGAAAATTTTACAGATTTAAAAAATAAAAAATTTTTATATAAAAAATTTTTTAAAGAAGTATTTTCAAAAAATACTGATATATGGGGGTTTTTAATGTGTTATAAACCATTAATTCATTCTAATAATAAAGAAATTAAAAATCATATAAAAAATATTTTGAATAATTATTTATACAGTGCTGATTATGCTTCAAAACCAATAAATACTGATAAACTTTTAAATGATTTAGAAAAAATAAATTATATTTTAAAAAAAAAAGATAAAAGTAATGATATTTATAATGCAAAAGGTATTAAATCTATTAAACATAATATATCAAAAGAAAGTAGTGTTTTTTCTTTTAATAATAAATATACAAAAAAAAATGTTTTTTCTTTTAAAGCAAAGGGATTTAAAAGAAAATTTAAAAAAACACGAAAACGAAAAAAAAATAAAAAAACACGAAAACGAAAAAAATATAAAAAAAATAAAAAATTAAAAAAAAATAAAAAAACACGAAAATAATTAAATAAATAATTTACAATATTCATATCCTCTTTTTACAAGATTTTTACTTTTACTAATAATATTATATATAATATTATTATTTTCATCCATAGTTATTTGAAAAATCACTATATTGCTATAAAAAATATTATTTTTATAATTTACTATATTGTCTATTAAATTCCATAATTTTTTTTCATTTATTTTAAAATATAAAACATATCTTTTTTTTCTTTTTTTTTTATTTAAATAATACAAATTAGTGTTTTTTAATGGTACATAACTTTTTTTTATTTTATACATTTATTTTTTTATAATTATTTTTTTTTATATTTTTATAATTAAAATATTATTTTATTTTTTATATTATATACATAGATAATGAAAAACATTTGTGCTTCTTGTAAAAGTTTCAATATAAATAAAATTGTAAAAGTTAATAATGAAAAAATACCAGATTGGTTAAAAAATAATAATTACGTTAATGATTTTATTATAAACACGAACCTTAAAGATTACAGGCAAAAAAATACAAATATGAAACTAAAATTAAATGTAGGAAAAAATAAAATAGGAAAAAAATGTCTTTATTGGGGAGCCGACCCAACAAGTAAAATTTTAATAAATGATGCAAAAAACGCATATAATAATTTTAAAAATTACGGTATTACAAGAGTAAACAAAAATGGGAATATTGTTTTACACTTTAACTGTCCGCAACCATATAGTACTATTGAAAAAAGTAAAATAAAGAGAGAAACTTTCTATAGACATATTCATTTTTGTTTTTCAAATAAAGATAATTCAAAATGGCTATCTACTATATATACAAAAATTATTGTGTGTAAATTATCTTTAAAAAAAACACTAGAATTGCACAAAAAAGGTAATATTTTATTGTTAAATTCATTACCTTCTGAATACTATGCAAAATCTCATATTCCAAATTCTTTTAATTTACACAGTAAAATTATAAATAAAATGAATCAAAATGAATTATTCAAATGGGTTGCTGAAGTAATTGAAAAAAATTATAAAAAACTTCATACCTTAATAAAAAATAAAAAACTTAATTATTATGAAATACCTATTGTATTTTACTGTGCTCATAGTAAATGTAACGCAAGTGAACTCGCAACAGTTGAAATATTAAAAAAAGGTTTTGTTAATATCTCGGAATTTAGTGGGGGTATGAAAGAATACTTAAAATATAAAAATTAATCTTTAAAATCTGTTTTTTTACTGATTTTTTTTATTATATAATTTTTATTTTTCTCTCTTTTTTCTGGATCTATTCCACCCATACTATTAAACACAACTTTTTGGTATTTCATTCCATCTACGTTATTTTTATATATATTAATATTTTCTTCTTTCTTCCATTCTGGTATTTTTTGGATTTGTTTAAATTCTACATCTTTTATACATTTATTTATTTTATCGTGTTTTTTGTCCTTTTCCCATCCTTCATCATTTTTAATATATAATACATTTCGTTTAACATCACTACAATGAATAGGACGATCAATTTTACTTAACTTATTTAAATTTTTAATAAGAATTCTAGAAATACCTTCCGCATAATTTGTTTGACCAGTATATTTTAAATCTTCTATTGTTACTTGTATTTTTTCAACAAAATCAACCAAATTCATTGCATTTTTACAATGTTCATTCAAAAAAACATTAATGGAAATATTTTGAGTATTATTTATTATATTATTTTGTGTATTGTTAATTATTTTTTCAGATTTTTTTTCTTTTATTTTTTTTACTTCATTAATAATATCTGTATTTGTTTTATTTGATTTTATTAATTCATTGGTTAAAATATTTGCTTTTTTTTTTATAAACTTATTTTCATTTTTTAATTCAAATATTTGATTTTCTATTGTTTTTATTTGTTTTGAAATAACACATTTTTTTTTATGTTTACATAATCCCGATTTATATTTATAAGATTTTCCGCATTTACAAATAAATTTTTCATTTTTATTTTTATGTTTTTTTGATTTATAGTGAATATTTAAATTATATTTTCTATTTGTTGAATAATTACAGATTTTACATTCAAATTTTTTCATTTATATTAATAAAATATTAAAAATTTATGTCCATTTTTTTTACTAATTTTTTACTAATTTTTGTTTTAAAATTAGTAAAAAAATATTTTAAAAAACACTCTTTTTAACTATTTTAATTTTATTTTCAAACGTAAAATGCTTTAAATATATTTGATTAATTATTTTTTTTTTTTTTTGAAAAAAATACAAATTACTAACTTTTTCAAAAATGTCCAAAAAATGTCCATTTTGTAAAATATTTTTTTCGTTAGCATATATGGTAATAAAAAAAATATTTTATTGGTAAAAAAAATGCAAAAAAAATGGAAATTATCCAAAATTATCCAAAATGGATAACGAAAATTCATTTTTGTCCAAAATGATTTTTTTTTGGACAACTTTTTTTTTACTAAATTTAAAAAAAAAAAAGTTTATGGTAACAAAATAAAAAACCATAAAACACAAATGACTGCATAATGGTGTAAAGTCAAAAATCACGTTTTTAAAAAAAAAAAAGGGTTCAACTTTTCCCAAAAATGGACATTTTTTTTTTGTCCATTTTGAAAAAAACCGAATGAATTTTTTTTTTTTTTTTTTTTTTTTTTTTTTTTTTTTTTTTTTTTTTTTTTTTAATTTTTTTTTTTTTTTTTTTTTTTTTTTTTTTTTTTTTTTTTTTTTTTTTTTTTTTTTTTTTTTTTTTTTTTTTTTTTTTTTTTTTTTTTTTTTTTTT